TGTTCTTCTCCATCAATTGCCCTAGCTCCTCTTTCATATAGGTTTTTGAGTAATTCTGATGTATCATCTCCAGCTGTAGTAATTCCTATTGTGATTCCGTCCTCACGAGTAGCAGAACCAAGTGCCATAGCTGTCCAAACATCCTCATTAGCCACATGGAGCTCATCAAATACCACTAGAGATGGGTGCAGACCCTGAGCAGTTGCAGCTTTTGCAGCAATAACCTTATATACTCCAGTGCCATCTGCAGTCCATAGTCCTCTATGTTCAGTGCTTCTGCTAAATAATGTCTGCAATAATTCACTATTATTTACCTGATGTAGGAGTCTTCTATAAACAATTTTAGCCTGATCTGAGGATGCTGCTACAGATATAACTTCAGGTGCAGGCTCATGCAGGAGCATGCCATACAGGGCAAATAAGGCCCCTATGAGGCTCTTTCCGTTCTTTCTAGGCATGGAGATACACACCTGCTTGTAACGCAGCCTACCAGCCTGTGGATGGCCTTCTGGATACCTTTCTAAGACACGCCTAATTAGCCACTTCTGCCATTCAGTCAGAACAAGTGGAGCATTATGCTTTTCTGGCAAATGCCAAATAGCCTCAACGACATTTATGAGCTTATCACCATCTGTAACAAAGTCTTCTGATAAAGGCTCAGTAAAGTGCGTAGGTATCCAATCCATTATCTAGCTTCTCCCATTGAAATTGCCTGTAACATCTCAGCAGGAGTCATCTTTTCATCCTGTTGTCTATTGTTCAAAAGCCCCAAATTGGACAAAAGCCCTATAAGGATAGGAGCCAATTGATGCCTTCTATTTGGCATCTCATCCATAGATTTAGCCAATTGAACAGCAATTGCAGCTGAAGCCAAATCAGCCTCATCCAGCCATGTGGCTGTGGATAAGCTCATTAATACCATTTGTTCTACATTATCTGGCTTAATATCCAATGGAGCATTATCTCCCTTTACCAGCCTATTTTGTCGTGGGCCTTGCCCACCATGTAATCCAGTTCTAGCCATTTTTACTATTTCTCCTCTGTTCTATTTTGATCAAATGGGGCGGGATGTTCTAAAACATTTAAAAAAAACCTATCATTCATTTTGATCATATTGGATCTGTTTAATCTATTAGATCTATATGGATCTATATTGAATCTATTTGATCTATATACACGATATGGATCTATATATCTCAGTATGTGAGACATATATGATCTCATATTGTGAGAATACTTTTTATATGAGATGTTTAAACATATGGATGGGGCGGGGATCATAGGATTAGCTATGCTATCTATATATCCTATTCCATCAGCATGTATTGTATGTATCATCTATATTTTATATTCCAATATGGCATTCTTATTAATGTTCTATTCTGTCTAGTACTATTACACTTGTGACATGCTGGTAATAGATTAGATAGCTCATTGGTTCCACCCTTTGATACTGGTTGTATGTGGTCTGCTGTAGTAGCAGGTAATCCACAATAGTGACAAATGTAGTTATTTGTCTCTAATATTATTTTTCTGTTTCTTTTGTACTCCGCTGTACTGTATGCTGAACCCATCCTATTTTTACCCTTCCCTTACATTCGTCTCTGATTGTGTCGTGTTCTTCACAGTACCAGAGTTCTTCGATATCAGGTAATCCATCCTTGCCCAGATTTCTGGATAGTCCTTCCATTTCCATAATACTTCTCCTATATTTATCAAGTCCAGCAGGCATGCTGCACATACTCTTCCTAGTTCAGGATGTTGATAATAGGCATTTGCTCTACATCTACAACATGGTCTAGGTCTGGTTGAGGCTTTATATAGATTTAGGTAATATGTAGGTGTGAACCTTATACCTCTATCCAAGCCTCTCTCTCCTATTTTCATATTTAGCTAAATACTTCTTAATTCTACGTATCTTAGGATTATTAGGGTTTATTGTTCCCGCCTCATATTTGCCAATAGACTGATTACATCTTGCACAAACCAAACCACGAACACATAATCCACATGAGGTTTTTCCAGCACAGCATGAATGGTCATGATCAATTTGTAATGGTGCATTTATGCCAAATGACTGACATACATTACATCCATTCTTAGACATTGCTTGATATTGTGTTACTGAGATATTGTAATATGCTTTGAGCTTATCTGGTCTTATTTCATATACTGATCCAAGTCTTGCTTCTTGTGGATCTATTGGTTTGCCGTTCAAATTCCTACGATAATGGAAATGGCACATTCCTAATGCATAATGCACATCATCACATTCATCAATGCCACATTTACGCTTTCGTGCTTGATTTGCATGTGATGCTATTGATGTTTGATTTCTACATTTCTTGCAATAATAGTCTGGCTTGCCCTTAGTTTTATAGAATTGGTCCAAGTCCATCTTCTTCTCACATTTACTACATGTCTTCATACTTGCCTCTCTTGCCTAGTTATAGATTCTATCTGATCTATGTATATACTAAGTATACAACACAAATGTTTATAATGCAAATTATATCCCTTTATTAAAGGGAGTTGCTTTGTACTTAGATTCTGTCTTAGCTCTCATCTTAGATACTTGATGGGCTGGATCTTCTGGATACCACCAATGTGGATGTAGCTTTATTTGTCTTATTTCGTAATCTGTAAAGAATGCTTCTAGCTTAGCTTCCAACTCTTTAGCTGACCAAGTAATTACATCATCCATATTGTGATGTTTCCAAAAGGACTTCATCATTCTTGACTCATTTGGCTGCTTGCCTCTAGGTTCTAATGTTTTAGTCTTATATTGTCTAGCCAAGGATCTTCTCTATTCTGTTACAAATAGCCTGAATCTCATCAATTAATTCGAAGCTGGATTTGAAGATTTCTTCTTTTTCCAATGGTCTTTCTTGCCTTGTTCCCATGCTTTTCTTTTCTCATTCTTCTTACGTAATTTATCAGTATCTGTTTCTCTACGGATACCGTGTTTATTTACATCAATTATTATTGGCACTTCTTGGATTTGTCCCTAATGCTCTAGGATTAGTACCTAAAGCTCTCTTTGAAACCCGCTTATTTTTAATGGGCTTACGTTCACCAAAGAACGTAGGTTCAGTATATCGTATTTCTATAGGATTAACAGCCTGCGGCTGTTGTTCTTCTCTTATTCCAGAGTATTTATTTGTCTTGCTTGATACTTTAATAACTTTCATTCTCTTGCCTTTCTTATTTGGGTAATCATCAGATTCAGAACATAAAACCCTTACCCTTTAAGACTAAAAATTTAATCTAAAGAAGTAAGTATTTATGAGTATCTGATGAATATCATCGTCATCGTCACACTTGGAGTTTAACCCTTGATGCAATCTCCGAAACTGTCCAAGGATGTAACTATACCATTGTTAGTTTTCTAATGTCAAGAAACGGCTGTAAGCCGTTTTAAGGCCCTTTGTGTTGCGGACCCATATCTTTACCCTACCTATGTACTGAAAGTGTCTGTAAAGGCCCTTAGAAGGCTTAAAAGCCCTAGGAGGAGATCATCGGCAAGATAACTACTCAACTCCTAGGGCCCTATAGGGGTTTGTGACCTTGGACAGTCACAAATTTAGTATAGCATTTATGTCAAAACTAGCCAAGTACTTTGACTTTAGATTGATTTGTTGGAATTCTAAGCCAATCATTTATATCAGCTCTAAAATAATACATGTCTCTGCTTGTAGCAGCATTTGCATCCCATGTTGATGGTCTTGGATGATCCCATGTCTGGCTATTTTCATTCCAAACTCTCATGTGATTTAATCCTTTATAGACTTTATCCATAGATGTTTGATCAAATGAATAATCAAATATAGAGAACGAATGTACAAAGTAATTTACATTTGAATAATAAAGTGGGTATGTAGTATTTCTTGGTGCTGCCCCAACAAATATTGTGTCTGTAGATCCTGGCAATTCGCAGTCATGAATTAGATCTGGGTCTTCTTCAGCACATAGATTTTCAGTTGTTATCAACTGTCCATCAATCCAGATTTTAACTTTAAGTCCGCTATATCTGTATTGTTTAAAGCTATTAGGATTTCCATCAACAGCTATTGTAAGAAGATGCCATGTATCTGGCTTTAATCCCCAATCTGTTGAGCTTACAACTGAGCGATATACAATTGGTGCCCAGCTATTTTTAGACTGAATAACAAAGTTTAATGTTCCAAATCTAGTTTCATTATATCCACTTAAATAGCATTGGATGCCAGGATAAATTGTTGTTGTTGTACCAAATGGTGTTGGCACATTATATTGAACCTTTTCATTTTGTGACTGAACACCAAAGATAAATGTATTTGTTTCAGATGAAGCAAAATTAACAAACATCTGATAAGTCTTTTGAAATGGATTAAATCCTGATGACTGATTAGGCATTTGGAAATGTCCATTTGTAAAGTTATTTATCTTACTTCCATATGATAACCATGATTCATAATCACCATAAGTCTGTGTTCCGCCGCCTCCTGAACGAGGATAATAAGTTAATCCTCCACCACCACCAAAGCCTTCATTGTCTAAAGCTGAGTCATCAAATGAATAATGAAATTTTGGATATGGACCACTGTTATAGTTCATATTGCTAAGCCAATTATGTCCTCTTGCTGGCATTACATTTGCACCCAGATAGAGCCTGGCAATGGATTGCTAGGAGCAGTAAGTTGAATGTAAATCTGCTGACCTGGATTTGTTGTTGCCTTTGTCCAGATGTTATTGATCTGTTGATCTGTTAATGTAGAGTTCCATCTAGTTGGATCATCAAAGAATGCACCAGTCATACCAACTGACATATAGCCACCAGTAGCTGTTGTTGTTGCATAATCAGTTTGTGTTGAAACTAATGATCCATCAATGTATAACTTAAATACTCCAGCATTTCTAGTAATTGTAATCATGTGCCAATTGCCATCACATACTGAAGATGTTGATGTTAATACAGTGCCTTGTGAGTTATTAACCAATGGTCTGTAATTAAATTTACCGTCTGTTCCAATCCAGTTTTGTGTATTTGTTGATGATTGTACCTGTACGTTTGATGTTGTAACACTTATTACCTGTGTATTTGAAGCAGGAGCACTTGATTTTCTAAACCAGAAATTGATTGTGCTATTAGTTCCAAATGCATATGATTGTGATCCAGGTGCAACATCATAACCTGAGTAAGATCTCCAGTAAATAGCGTTTGCTATCTTTCCACCCATTATTGAATATGATGAACTTGCTCCACCTGTTGGTTTAAATCCAGCAGTTGTTGATGTTATCCAGTTTTCTTCTGCAATTCTATCTGGATATGTTACTTCATCTCCAACGTAGTTAAACTTTTGAATAACCATGTTTGTTCCAGCATCAATTTTTGCTTGTTCATAGTTTGTAATATCTACTCCAAGTCCTGCTGGTCCTTGTGAACCTGTAGCACCTGTTGAACCTGCTGGTCCAGTTTCACCAGTAGCACCTGTTTGTCCTTGTGAACCTTGATTTCCTTGAACACCAGGAATACCAGAAAGATTTCCATTCCAATCAGTTATACCTGAAGTTGTTCCATTTTGTTCAAGTCTTTCAACCCACATCTGTAGTTGTCCACCATTTGTATTTGGATCATACCAGTTTACTGGGCCAATGATTCTCTTAAATCCGTTTTCGTTTCCACCTTGAATGCATACATATTCTCCACCTGTATAAGTAAGATTGTTTCCAATTCCAGAAACTATAAATGTTGACTGTTGTGTAGCATCTAATGATCCACCATGATAGAAAGCAAAATGTACATTTCCTGGTTCACCCTGCTGTCCTTGATTTCCCTGCTGCCCTGGTTCGCCAATTAATGTTCCATATAGAGTTGTAAATTGTGCAGTATTTTGCCATTCTTGAAGTCTCTTACCTTGTACACCAGCATGACCATTTTCTGAATCATACCAATATACATAATAAGTCTGTGCAAGGAATCCTGTTTCGCTTCCAGCTTGAATTACAAAATGCTCTCCACCTACATAAGATAAATCATTAGGTAGTCCAGTAAGTTCTATATACTGATTGTTACCTGGGTATGTTGGTGTTGCTATCTGGAATGTATATCTTGCAGACTGTCCTGCTTCTCCTTGAACTCCTTGCTGTCCAGCCTGTCCTCTTTGTCCAATAATATTAATTATTGCATGTGATGCAGTTGCATCTTCTGAATAGAAAGCAGATGTTCCAATAGATATTTCATATTGTGTTGAAGTTTCACCAACAACTACACCAAATGATGCAGACTTCCATTCAACTGGATCTGTATCGTAAGTAACAATCTTTACGTTTGCACCAATTGTTGCAGTAAATGCTGGGTCAGCTTTATCAATAAAATAATAAGATCCTGGAGCAATATCAGCAAGAGTAACTGTTTGTGCAACTGTGTAAGAAGTTTTAGCTGCTAATCCAGCTTCTCCTTGATCACCTTGATCGCCCTTCTCACCTTGAACACCTTGTGGCCCTTCAATACCTTGAGGTCCTTGATCACCTTGAACTCCTTGCTCTCCTTGTTCTCCTTGGATGCCCTGAATACCTTGATCTCCTGTGTCGCCCTTATCGCCTTTTTCACCCTGAATGCCTTGGATGCCTTGGATTCCCTGATCACCAGTGTCACCCTTTTCACCCTGAATACCTTGAATACCTTGGATGCCTTGAGGTCCTTGAATACCTACAGCACCTGCAAGGTTAACTGTCCAAGATGTATATGTTCCTGAACCTGTCTTATTATCATTAATAAATGTTAATTGTCCATTTGCAGGATTGTATGAAACAACTGTTCCATGCTGGTGATTTGCTTCATCGTAAGCAACAATAATTGTTTGTCCTGGTGTATAGTCAACTTCTAGATCATCAACAACAATTGTTGATTGTCCTGATGTTGTTAATGTATGAGATGAAGAAGATGTAGTGTGGTATCTATCTCCATCTAAACCACTATTTCCCTGGTCGCCTTTTTCTCCAGTATCTCCTTTATCACCTTTTTCACCTTGTATACCTTGTGCACCTTGTGCACCTGTATCTCCTGTGTCACCTTTAGCACCTTGGATACCTTGTGAACCTGTATCGCCTTTTACTCCTTGGATACCTTGTATTCCTTGAATACCTTGGTCTCCCTTTTCTCCTTGGATACCTTGAATACCCTGTGCACCTGTTGCACCAGTGTTTCCAGTATCTCCTTTAATTCCTTGTATGCCTTGTAAACCTTGTGGACCAGTTGCACCTGTGGCACCTGTGTCTCCTTTTAATCCTGTTGATCCTGTGTCGCCTTTTGGTCCAGGTACTCCTTGTATTCCTTGAGGACCTGTGGCTCCAGTTGCTCCTGTGCTACCTGTGTCACCTTTTTCTCCTTGTTCTCCTTGAGGACCTGCTGGACCAGTGTCACCTGTATCACCTTGAGGACCTCTAGGGCCTGCTGCAATTTCTACATCCAAATCTGCGATGTAGAGTTTCATTTCTTCTGGTGTTAAAATTTCTATATGTGTCATCTGGTCACATCCTCTTCAATATAAATTGTTCCTGCAAATAAAGTTTTTGTCTTGCCTAAATCTTCATTAATACCTTGAACATCAAAGTACATAATGTTATCGAATTCTGTTGTGTTCATGTCCAATGAAAGTATATGAGCGTTAACAGTTATATCAATCACTGCAACTGGTTCTGTGTCTTTCGGATTATTTTTAACTTGGCCTGTAAATGTCCAACCAGTTAAATCCATAGGTTCACCTGAATTATTAAGTACAGCTACAGTCATTACTGTGCTATCGTTTCTGTATACACGCCACTCCATATTGGCTGGCTGTGCTGTTAAAATATTGCTCATATTTCCTCCTTGTCAATCTACTACTAGTATAGAATATATGTATTGTGACACCAGAAATTATTGCTGCCATCGGAACCGCTACAGTAAGCATACTAGTAGCGTTCTTTGGCTTTTCAAAATGGATGATCAAGACATTTTTGCATGAGCTTAAGCCCAATTCTGGGTCAAGTATAAAAGACCAAATTACCAGACTAGAGGATAGAGTGGACCATATCTACGAAATTCTTACAAAGTCTCAGTAGCAAGAATCATATAGTCATCGTCAACACCAGCATAGTTACCGTTTTCTTTAGTAACGTACATGCTGAGTAATGCTATTGTCCAAGCATCTGGTGCAAGAGTAACAGTAATTTCTTCTGGAACATATGGAAGGTTGTTACCTAATCCAACTCTTGTAAATCTAAACTTAACATTTGATGGTGAGTTGTTTGCACCATCTGTTTCAACAGAAAGATAATCATCAGCAGTAGTCCAAATTTGATATGGATCATTTGTTTGCTGCCATGTTGTTAATTCTGTAACAGCACCCTTAAATGATTGATCAGCTATTCTAACTTTTGCTGTTACTGTATCTGAAGAATCATTCCAAATTGCTAATAATCTATTTTGTAGTCTACAGTTATTCTTTGCACCTACTGCATCAAGAGCTGATTGAAGTTTAGGAAATCCCATAGTAACTTCATTAGCAGGAACTTCAATTGCTAACCCGCCCTTAGTAGTCCATGAATATGAATTTGTATCTAAAACATTCCATAGAGGATCATAACCATATTTAAAATCAGGCACAGCTGTAGGATTAAAATATTTATCAAATTCTCCTTGAGGAAATACTGTGTACCCAGCGGCATCTACTTGTTCAGTTGTTACATTTGAGAACCATGAACCTGTTCCTGATGGTATTTCTACTGGAAAGAAATAGAAGTATTGTGTACCTTCATCTGGTCCAGTTCCATCTGTCCAGATAACAGAATCTTTAAAGGTATTATTTTCAATAGCACCGTTTCTTTGTAAGCTTACTCCAAATAATTTCATACGTATGTTGTCTCCGTCCAGCTTATGTCTATTGCGTAGTATACGCCAGTCATTGATCCATATCCAGATACTACAGTTCCTGATGAGTTAATGACTAATGGGTATGATGGAGCACTAAAGCATTGATATCTTAACGATGAATTAAGAGACATTGAATAGCTGTTTCCTCTTGTTTGTGTTCCAAATGATTGCTGGCTCTTATAAACCAATCCAGTTGAAGCAGTTCCTGGAAGTCCAGTTAGAGATGATCCATAATATCCTGCATATACTGGCTTAGTTGAGTTACCAGTTGTTGATTCAAGAGTATAGTTAAGTCTAACTGCTGTAATTGAGAATGGCTTATTTCCAGATACTGCATTACATGCTGCATCTCTAGCTGCATCTGTTACGTTAATTAAAGAGAACTGATCTCCAGTTGTTGATGTTGATGCATATTGGCCAAAGTATAGTGGCTCTGCTGCAGCTCTTCTTGATCCAGATCCATAATATGTAGATACTTGTGGGCTCCAGATATATGCAGTACCTGTTTTAGTTACTGTAACCGCTGTCCAAACATATGCAATATATTTAACATAGTTAATAGATGTACCCTTATTTACAGTTTGTCCTACTGAATATCCTGATAATGATTGAACTTGTCCAACCTGAGAAGCTGTCTGTGTAGTTACTGTTGTCACCGTTCCAACATTTAAACCAGCATTTGCAAGTGCTTGGTTATAACTTGCATAGTCAAGGCCAGAGAATGCTGGAACCGTTGTAGTTGGATTTAAAGCATAAACTTTATAGTTAACACTAGCTCCAATATTTTGTGTGCCAGTTAATGATTGGAATACAATTTGTCCAACTTGAGCCTGCACATTTGTATAGGTAGGTGATCCAAGATCATAACCTAATGAGAATCCAGCCTGAGATAATGTCTGTGCTGCTGTAGATGTTGTCTGTCCAATAATAGATGGAACTGTAGCTGTCTTTAATGGAATATAAATTGAGTAATTAACTGATGAACTTACTGGCTGAGTTGTACCAGCAGCTGGTGATTGTGAAGCAATCTTATTATGCAATGCTGTATTTGATGTTTCAACCTGTGATGTTTCCCAGCCAAGATAAAGTTCTGCAGCTGTTAATAAAGATGTAGCTGTTGCTGTGCTCTGATTAACAATATTAGGAACTGTTGTAGTTGTATTTGGGACATAGACTACATAGTTTATTCCTGTGTTAACTGGTCTAGTCGTGCCAGAGCCATATTGTTGCGAAACAATTGTGCCCTCAAGCGATTGATTAGTAGTCTCTTGTGTTGTTTCTGTTCCGAGATAAAGCTCAGCTGTATCCAATATAGAGGCAGCTTGAGAAACTGTCTTACCAATAATACTTGGCACAGTAGTAGTTGTATTAGGAACGTATACAGTATAGTTAACGGCTGTTCCTGCTTGAAGTTGTTGTCCTGCGTTATATTGCTGTGCTGCAACTTTACCCTCCAGATTTACGTTAGTTGTTTCTAATGTTGATCTTGTTCCTGGATCTAAGTTTACAGCAGATAATGCAGAATAAACTGAGTATTCATCTTGTCCTAAAAGATTAGGCATTGTTGCATATGGCTGTTGAATCCAGTAATCAAATGTAACTAAGTCATTCATTTGAACTGTGGTTCCTGGTGCTGGATATTGTGAATCTGCAATAACTCTTCCAATATTACCAACTACATAAGTTTCTTGTGTATATTGTCTTCCTACTACAAGTCCTATATTTGTAATTGCCTGCTCCGCCTGGCTTTTAGTTAAACCATTTAAAGCTGGAACCTGTACTTCTGGAACCTTATAATCATAAACAACAATGTTTACAAATGAGTTCTCTGGAACTTTAAGATTAGGTTGCTGGGACTGTGAAGATATCTTTCCATCATTAGATAAAACTGATGTATTGATGTAAGCAATGTCTCCAACATTTAAGTTAGCAGCCTGCAAAGCTGATATAGCTGCAGCCTGTGTTAATCCTATTAGGTTTGGTACCGCATATGTAGGAACTTCTGTAGCAGGTGGAGTTCTTCCAGCCACATTCCATCTTACTGGAATTGCTACGTCTTTGTCTGTTATGCGTCTAGGTAGCCACTCATTTGAGGCAGAACGAATCTTGGACTTGTTGTTCTTGTCCCATTCAGTTCCAGTCCAATATTTGGCAGCATCAACATGCAGCCAATCAGACCCATCCCAGACTTTTAGCATATATTAAACCCAGCGAATTGCAGCTACTTCAATGAACGGTTGTTCAGCAATAGCTGTGCCAGATCCCTCCTTTTTAGCTTGCGGTGTAAATACTGTTGTACCAGCATTGATAAGAGTTGTAAATGAATTATTGATTGTAGTCTTCTGTGTGCCAATTGTCTTTGCATAATCTGCAAATGTAGCAGCTCTGGTTGTGTCTCCAGATACGTTTACAATCATTGTTAAACCTGTTGTAGCATCTGAGCCATATGGAGAAACAACTCCGTATGAGACTAGAACCAATAGTGGCTCTGTAACTGTAATGCTAACTGGTGATAAATTTGTTAAAGCTGTAAATGAAGTTGCATTGATTGTTTCCTGCCCATTATAGCCAGCCTTGTTTGATGCAGGAAATACTGCATCTGTATCGTACCAGATTTGTCCAATCTGTGGTGATGATGGAGCAGAAGCAGAAACTGTTGCAAGTCCTCCAACTGAGCCCCATGAGGCATCTTGCTTGCGTACATAAAATGCACCATCATTCTTTACATATGCTGAGTTAACATTTGAGTCTAACGCTGCTAGTTCTGAATAGTTTGATACTTGAACAACTCCATTGTTTTGAAGGTCAAGTAGTTGATTTGCTGTAAGTACTTCGCCATCTGCGAAGGCTTGATATCTGATTGTCATATGAATCTACTCCTTGGAAATAATATATATTTTACCTTCCATGTATCTTGATCAGCATTAATCTCCATCTGAATACCTATAATTGTAAGTACTCTTTCAAAGCCTAATGTTTCTGTTTGATACTCAATGGATACTTCGTCTAATATATCGCCAGTTACTGCAGCGTTAATATCATTCTTTGCATTCCATTCAATTTCTTTAACAAGTGTGGAAGGGTTCTTCCACTTGCCAAGAATCTTATTTGCCCATGTCTCTAGTTCTTCTTCTCCATTGCCAAGATAGAAGTTTGTATCAATATTTAATGCGTGAGCATTATGCTTATTAACTGAGGCTTGATCGTAATATGGGCCTTTTGGTTTTGTTTCAATATTTGTAACAGTTGTCCATACTCCATAATCATCACCAATTGCTTCTTGATCATAAGTAGTTTTAGTATAACCCCAAGTATTAGCAACCTGAACCTGATTTATAATAGATTGAGTATTGTAATCTACAGAGATATTTTTAAATCCATAATTAATTGCAGTTGGATCCACATTTGAGAATTCCATAATTGGACCATAGCTTGGTATCTCTTCTGATGCATAACACTCTAATTCATTATTCTTATTGAAATATATTAATCCGCCCTCTGTATTTGAGGCTAGCGTCAATGCCTCCCAGACCGTCCTGTTGTCTTCCCAGAAGCCGTGAGTAGTTGACCCACCATAGATGTTACGGACAAGCTGTTTAGGCCCTGCAGAGACCGTTCTACCGCCGTTAGAGAGTATCTCATTGATACGCTCAGACCAAGTATGTGATGCAGATGTAGAAATGCCTGATAGTTTAGTCATTGTTCCTTGCAATTCTGCAATTGGATCCATAATGTCAAAACTAATTAAAGGCTTTTGCTGGTCTGATCTATAGTCAATAAAGATATTATCTACACGACCTTGGAAAATTGGATTAGATGGTGAGTCTCTGTGTATTAATCTAATCTTTGATCTTGGTTGTAAATATTTATTCTTTACTGGATCAAGGCTTTCATTTGTTGAAATAACATGCAGG